TTACCGGGCAGCGGCGCACCTCGGCTGGACAACGGTGCCCACTATCATCGCGGATATCCCGGAGCAACTCGCAAAGGAACGGGCGCTGCGGGACAACCGGGGTTGGGGCGATGACCAGGAGCAAGAGCTGGCCGAATTGCTCTACGGACTCAAGGAGTCGGGGAGCGCGATTGACCTGCTCGGTTTTGAGGGTGCGGAGATTGACCGGCTGTTGGCGAGCGTGAGCGGGCCGGAATTGTTGGGCGACCCGGATGACGTGCCCGAGCCGCCCGTGGAGCCGACGACCAAGCCGGGGGATTTGTGGCTGCTAGGCGAGCATCGGGTGCTGTGTGGGGATAGCACGAATCTGACGGACGTTGAGCGGCTGATGGGCGGGCCGAAGGCCCAGATGGTGTATACCGATCCGCCCTACGGGGTTGACTACGACGGGGGCACCATGGAGCGGGAGCGACTGATCGGGGATCGTCAGCCGAGCGTCTTTGCCGAGTTCCTACCCTTGCTCGTGTCGTGTACCCAGGATGCGGCGCCGGTTTATATCTGGCATAGCGAGCCGATCGCTATGCCCGTCTTGCAAGCCATGCTGGACAGCGGCCTGACCATCCGGGCTCAGATCGTGTGGAATAAGAACCTCGCGCAGTTCGGCGCCCTGTCGGCCCAGTACAAGCAGAAGCATGAGCCGTGCTGGTATGCCCATCGGGCGGGGACCGCGCCCCATTGGTATGGACCCACGAACGAGGTCACTGTATGGGACGTGGCCCGAACCCCTAAGAACGAGTACCACCCGACCCAGAAGCCGGTCGAACTGGCCGAGCGGGCGATGCGGAACAGCAGCCAGCGTGGCGACATCGTCCTCGACCTGTTTGGCGGTAGCGGCAGCACCCTGATTGCGGCCGAACAGTTGGGGCGCAAGGCGTACCTCATGGAAATCGAGCCCAAGTACGTGGACGTCATTCTCACCCGTTGGCATAGCCTAACCGGCAAAACGGCAATCCTAGAAGGGGCAGCGGTCGCAGTCTGATGGATGAAAAACCAGTGACGTCGGCTGCTATGGTCGAGCAGGTCATGCGAGAGAGAGGCATCGACCGCGACGACGTAGAGGCGGTCTTTGTCGCCCCGAGTTCCCGCTACGCCTGGTCTATGAGTCGGATGTCAAGGAAGATGGAGCGGCGAACGTGTCTGTAGATTCCACAGAACACGCGCGTGAGAGGGGCGGGCAGTGGCGACCCGTCTTTATTGCAGCGTTGCGTAACAGCGCGAATGTACGGGCCGCGTGTCAGGCGTCCAAGGTTGACCGGGGGACGGCTTATAAAGCGCGTGTTCGGTCGGCCGAGTTTCGCGCCCAGTGGGACGAAGCGATCGAGGATGCCTGCGACCTCTTGGAAGCTGCCGCCTTTCGAGATGCACTGAAGGGCAGCGTGGCTGACCGGCAATTCCTGCTCAAGGCGCATCGGCCCGAGAAGTACGGCGAAAAGGTCCAGCTCGAAATCCTCATTCGGCAAGCGGCCGAAAAGGCGGCGGCAGAGGCGGGGATGGACCCGAAGGACATCATCGCGGAAGCAGAGCGGTTGATTGCCAGCCATTAAGGAACGTCAAGCGGTCCTGGCTCTGATTGAGTCCCGTCTTGCGACCGCATCGCTGGAGGCCAAACGGCGGACCCGGCTAGCGAGCGCCGTGATGGTCCCCCAGACGCCGCTGGAGTGGGCTTGCGCTAAGGCGACCATTGTCCACCCGATGCGCGGACGAATCCCGTTTAGCCCCTATCCATATCAGTCGGCCTTCCTGGACGACCGCTCACCACGGCGGCTCGTGCTCAAGGCCCGCCAGATTGGTTTCAGTCAGGCGTTCGCCCTGGATGCCACGCATAAGGCCATCCACACCCCGGACACGACCATTCTGTTAGTCAGCCGGAACCAAGAGTTAGCAGCCAATCTACTGGGGTACTGCTATAACGCGCTGGCCGGTCTGCACGGGCAGGTCCCCGAGTTCACCAAGCAGAACGAGTCGGAAATCGGCTTTGCCAACGGGAGCCGCATCAAGTCCCTACCCGCCAATCGCTCGACCGGGCGCGGCTTCGCGGCCTCAGACGTCTACCTCGATGAGTTCGCTTTCTGTCAGTACGCCGAGGAGATTTACCGCTCGGTCGGCCCGACCGTCGCGCACGGGGGGCGGCTGACAGTCGGCAGTACCCCGGACGGCCGGGGCAACCTGTTCTTTCAGCTCTGGGCAGGCCTTGAGGGCGGCGACTGGTCCCGGCATGAGGTCGCTTGGTGGGAATGCTCGGCCTATAACCCGAGCAGGACGAAACCGGCTGACCCGTGGCAGGTCCCGTGGTACGCGCAGGAGCGGCCGAACTATACGGCGCAATCGTTCGCCAGTGAGTACGATTGTGACTTCATCGCGTCCGGGCAGGCGGTGTTCCGGACGGAGGACGTGGACGCGTGCAGCGATGGCTGGCAGGGCCTTCAGGCCGCACGGCCGGGCCATCGCTACGTGACGGCGTGGGACATCGGTCGGCGGCAGGATGCGACCGTGGGGATCACGCTGGATGTCACAGATGATGCGCATCAGATGGTCGCCTACGAGCGGCACTTGGGGATGCCCTATCCGTCTATCCAGCGGTGCATCGAGACGCGGGCGCGGGCCTATCCCGGCGTCCATGTCGTGGAGTCTAACGGTGTCGGCGACCCGGTGATTGAGAACCTTGAGGTCAACGTTGACCCGTTCACGACGACGGCCAAGAGCAAGGAACGGGCGGTGACGGCGTTGGCGCTGGCTCATGAGAACCGGACCATCAAACACGACATTGAGCAGCTCCGGCGCGAGTGCCATCTCTACCAGCACCAGGACCAGGGCCTCATTCAGGACTGCGTGATGGCCGCGGCGATTGCCGAGCTGCACGCGGGGGGCGTCGTCGTGGCAGGCAGTGGCCGCGACCCGGAGCCGGCTTTTCGGCATCGCTTCGGCGGGCGCCGGTGAGCTGGCTCGACCGTGTGAGCGCGGCCGTCTTTGGTCCGCCCTTGTCGGCGCCCGCCGAAGCCGTGCTGTTGGAGGGCATCCTCGACACGGTCGGCAACTACGACCCGGACAGCAGCCTAACTGATACGCAAATGGGCAGCGGCGGCGTGCGGCGACTGACTCAGTCACCGCGCGACCTGAGCCCGCTGGTCCAAGAGCGAATGCTAGAAATTGCCTATTCGCTCTATGACCGGGATGCCGTCGCTAAGCGTGTGCTGGAGTTAACCCGCGACTATATTCTCGGCGAGGGCGTCATCGTCGAGGCGACGGACAAGGCCGAGGACGCCCAGCATGCCGTGCAGGCGTGCGTCGATACCTTCTGGACCGACCCGGTTAACCATCTCGACCGGCGGCTTCACCAATGGGTGCTGGAGCTCGGACTAGCCGGCGAACTGATACCTCTCGTCACGGTCAATCCGGTGGACGGCAGCGTGCGGTTGGGCACCTGCGACCCCGGCCGGATCGAGGCGGTTCTGACCGACCCGCACAATGGCGAAATCGTGACGGACATCGTCCTGAAGAGCGTCGCCGGGGCAGAACGGGGACGGCTCAAGGTCATTCGTTATGACGACGACCCGCGCTCCCCGGCCTATGGCCGTCTGGTTGGCGTGCAGACGGACCGGCAGGGGAAAATTCTCGATACCTATCAGGATGGCGATACGACCCATGAGTACGTCGGGCAGTGTTTCTACTGGCGCGTGAACGCGGTCACCGGGGCCAAACGCGGCCGGTCCGACCTCCTCTCCATCGCCGACTGGATTGACGCTATCGACCAGATGCTCATGAACGAGGTAGACCGTTCCGCCCTGATGAAGAATTTCATCTGGGACGTTAGTATGGAGGGCGCCAACGACGCTGCCATCGATGCCTACCTTGCCAAGACCGGCCCGCCCAAGCCCGGCGCCATCCGCGCCCACAACGAAAAGATGACCTGGACGGCCGTGGCGCCGGACCTCAAAGCGATTGACGCCAAGGCGCACCTTGACATCTTCTACGGCCACGTCGCCATTGGAGCGGGCCTCCCCAAGACCTGGCTAGCAGTCACTGAGGATAGTAACCGCGCGACGGCCGCTACTTTGAGTGAGCCGGCGTTCAAAAAGCTCGCGAGCCGCCAGAAGATTGTTCTGGCGTTGATTGCCGAACTGGTCACGTTCACGCTCGACCAAGCCGAACTGCACACGTCACTACCGCGTCGGGCGAATACGCCGGGCCGCACCCTGCCTGAGCCGTGGGCGGTGAGTGTTAATGCGCCCGACATGGTCACGAGCGACGTGGCCAAACTGGCCGGCGCGCTCCGTGAGGTCGGGCAGGGCCTGTTCGCGGCGTTGGAGTCAAAGATCATCGACTTGCAGGTTGGGCAGCAAGTGTTCGCCCTGATCGCCCGGTCGCTGGGCGCCGAGATTGACCTTGACGAGATGCGCGAGCGGTTGGACAAAGCCGAGAAAGAGCAGGCGGAACGTGATGCGGCCCTACCCGCGCCGGCGCCCGCTCCTATGACGCGCGGCACACTGCCGACGCCGACTATCAAAATGCCGAATGGGGTAGCTGAGGCGCGCCGCAATGGCTATTAACGGGGGGAGCCAATTGAACGAAGAGGACCTGAAAGAGTTGCGCGCTACCGTTGTTGGTCTCCAAGAGGCGGGCAAGGTTTTGAGTGCTAAGAATCGGTCGGTACTAGAGGGCATTAAGGACCGGCTGAGCCAGCACTACACGACCTCGCTGACGGAGATGCTGGCGATGGTCGAGGGGCTGCTATCGGACGGCCAGCCAGTTCCGACGCAAGAGGCAGCCATCCAAGAGCGCGAGTTTTCGGCCGCGCAGCGTGAGAAAGCGGCAGAGCAGGGCGCGGCGCTTGGGGATGGCAGCTTTCCGATCCTGAACAAGGCCGACCTGGCTAATGCCATTCAGGCGTACGGGCGGGCCGGGGACAAGCCAGCGGCCAAGGCGCACATTATTAAGAGGGCCAAGGCTCTGAGTGCGGTTGACCTGCTGCCGGAGGACTGGCAAAGCGGGGCGATGAAAGAGGCCGACCGGCTGACCGAGGCCGGAACCGGCTTCCTAATTGAGGCCGTGGCGCCGGGTGGTCGTGAGTGGGACGTCATCCTGATTGCGGCCGGGTTGTCGAAGAACGGCACCTACTATCCACCCGAGACGCTGTCAGCAGCGGCGCCATTATTCGAGGGCGTCAGCGCCTTCGCCGACCACGCGACCGAGGCGGACCGGCTAGCGCGGCCGGAGCGGTCCATCAAAGATAAGGTCGGGCGGTTTAGCAACGTCCAGTTCGGCCAGCACAAAGTCGGCGATCGGATGGTCGAGGGGCTCAAGGCGCGGTTCAAGGTTCTGGCGCCCTGGTTACGCGAGACGCTTCTGGAGGCCCATAACGCGGGAGAACCGGACTTTCTTGGCTTCAGTATCGACGCTGAGGGACGGATGGTCCCCCGGAAACATGACGGACGGACGGTCAAATGGGTCGAGGCTATTACGCGGGCTCGCTCCGTTGACGTCGTCACAGACCCCGCGGCCGGCGGACGCTTAGTGCGCCTTGTGGCCAGCAACAACCCACTGGAGGGCACAACAGACATGGACGAGGAACGACTGACTCAGCTCATTCAGGAGCAGGTTACGGCGGCCATTGCGGCGGCGTCCGCGGCGCTACCACCCCCTGCTGAAGTCACTCCGCCGCCGGCCGTCGTGGCCGTGCTGGAGGTGGCCACGGATCCGACCCCGGTCGCCGACGAAATGCCGGCCTGGGCCAAGGCGCTGTCGGAGAGTCTCCGCATTCGTGAGGGGCAGGCTCGCCTGACGGAGGCGCTCGCCGCGCGGCAGTTGTCTGAGGTCACCAAAGACGAGGTCCGGCGCGAGTACACCGAGATGCTGGCACGACGCGACTTCACGACCGAGGAACTGGCAGCACGGATTCAGCGCGCCGTTGACTATGAGGCGCGTCTGGTCGAGAGTATGCACCCGGTGAATCGGTCGCTGCCGGTAGCGGCCATGGGGGCAGCTCCGGCGGACAAGATGCGCCTAGGTCTTCTCGGATGGTTCAAGGGTGAGGCGATTGACGGCGTGAAGCCGACCCGCGACTTGCGCGAGTCTTACGCTCGCTGGACCGGGACGGACTATCTGGACGTTGACCCGTTTGCGTTCTATCAGACGCTCGCGAGCAAATACGATAGCGCGCGTGATGCTGACCGACTCAAGGAGTCGTTGGCGACATCGGACTGGGGGCAGGTGTTCGGCGACGTGTTCCGGCAGGTCATGATCGACGCCTACCGTGCCGCGCCGGAGTTCGGGCTGTGGCGGCAGGTTGTCTCTAACGTCGATTCAGTGCCTGATTTCCGGACCAATCACTGGGCGCGTGTTGGCGGCTACGGCGACCTGGCGACCGTGGCGGAACGGGCGACCTATCCATCGTTGACTAGCCCGACTGATGAAGAGGCCACCTACGCCTTGGCCAAGCGGGGCGGCATCGAGGACATCACGATGGAGATGGTTCTCGGCGACCGGCTATCCGAGGTCCGAACTATCCCCGCGCGCATGGCCAATGCGGCCGTCCGAACGCTGTACAAAGATGTGATGGATTTCATCACCATCGACAATCCGACGCTCAGTTATGACAGCGTGGCGCTATACCACTCTACGCATAACAACACTGGCACGACAGCGCTGTCGGTTGCTGGACTCAATACGACCCAGATCGCCATGCGTGACCAGACCATCTACAACACGTCGGCTGAGGTGGTTGGTCGGCGGAATAAGGTCAAACATCTGGTTGTGCCGAACGAGCTGGAAGAGCGAGCGAACCGGATCATCAATCCGTCTGATGCGTATGCTTTCGCGCTGTCTTCGACGCCGGACGCCGACACGTCGCTCGACCCCGCCACGTTTAAGGGGAGCGGCCTGACGACCCTCGTCTATGACTACCTGACGGACGCGACTGACTGGTTTGCCGTGGCTGACCCGGCGCTGGTCCCGACGATGGTCGTCGGATTCCTCAACGGTCGGCAGGAGCCGGATCTGTTCGTGCAGGACCAGCCCAACGTCGGGAGCACGTTTACCGCGGACAAAATCTCGTACAAGATTCGGATTGTGTACGGGATGGAAGTGCTGGAGCATCGTAGTTTCTATCGTCAGGTGGTCGCGTAATCTCTGACTAACTCAAACAAAGGCCCCGGAGCAATCCGGGGCCTTTCCTTATGGAGGGCAATTCAATGGCGAGCACACGTCTGGGCGATATCCCCGGCGCCCGCTTTCACGCCCCGCTCGTGGTGACGCACGCGTCGGCGGCGTCGGGTGGCGCCAACGCGCGGCTTGGGCAGTTCGGGCCGTTTGACCACGACCTCCGCGTGCGGGGCGCCTACTGGACGCCGACCGGCGCGGATAACGCGGGGACGAGCACGGCGAGCTATCGGCGACTGAGTCTCTACAACGGGGGCGCCTCCGGGACGGTCACCGCGACGGCCAGCCGGCTGGCCAGCTTGAACCTGACCGCGACGCGGGCGAGCTTGGGCCCGGTCGCCATGACCGTCGATACGGCGGTCACGGTGGCGAGTGGCGCCGCCCTGTATTTCTCGCAGGAGACCGTAGGCGCGGCCAGCGCGACCAACACGCAGCTTGAGGCGGGGCAATTCGCCATCGCCTACGAGGTCATCTGAGGCACCAGCCGGCTCGGTCTAGGACGCAAGCGACGGCTTACGTCTGAAGAGGGGGTTCCCTGCCCTCTGACCGGGCCGTGTCCCAGGGAACCACGCAAGGGAACGTGTGAGGAACCATGACGAACACACTCGGCACCCGTGTCCTGATGGGCATTCCGACGACGCGGTCCGCGCGCCGCTCGGTTCGTTGGATTGACGCGATGGCCAATTTGCAGATGCCCCTGGGGAGTAGTCTCGGGCGAGTCTGGATTGAGGACGAAACCATTGCCGAGGCCCGCAACGCCCTGTGTCAGGCGGCTCTCGACGCGAACGCCCAGTACCTCTTTTTCTTGTCCGACGACGTTCTCCCGCCCGCGAATGCGCTCCTCACGTTACTGGACCGGATTGGCCGGGAGTACCCGGTTGGTGCCGGTCAGGTGGCGCGGGCCAGTCTCGTCACCGGGGTCTATTGGACCAAGACCGTGCCGACCGAGCCCTATCTGTGGAACGGGCTCATTGCGGGGAGCTACCGCGACTGGTTGGCCGGCGAGTTTTTCCCGGTCGATTTAGCCGGCTGTGACTGCCTGCTGCTGGAGGTGGACCTGCTGCGGAGCTTGCCGGCGCCGTGGTTCCGGACCGACTGGGTCTGGGAGCCAGGGCAGCAGCCATCGTCCATCGCCACTGAGGATTTCTATTTCTTCACGACGGCCCGCGAACGCGGCTATCGGCTCTTCGCGGACACGTCTATTCAGTGCGCGCACGAGGACCGGGAGACGGGGCAGCTCTACGCCTTGACCACGGACATGCCCCAGGCGGGCGGGACTCCCGAGTACGATGCCACGGAGCGGCTGATTGCCGACCTCGGGAGCGGGACCGAGTCGCCGTATTTCGGCGACAACTGCCGGGTGGTCCGGTTCGACACCCGGCCGGACGTGCGGCCGGACGTGCGCTGTGACCTACGGGCTATTCCGGAGCAGCATCGGGGCCGGTTTGACGTGGTGCATAGCCGCCACGTTCTTGAGCATTTTGGCCGTTACGAGACGCTAGCCCTGGTCACCCACTGGGCGACGTTGCTCAAACCGGGCGGTGAGCTGGTCATTCGGGTGCCGAGCCTTGACCACGCGGTCGGGATTCTCGGCGATCCGGAGGCGAGTGGCTACGCTCGGCAGTACGCCTTTCAGCAAATCTACGGCGGACAGCGCTATCCCGATGACTATCACAAAAATGGGTTCACCAAGCGCAAGCTGAGCGGTCTCTTGGCGTCCGTTCCCGGACTCGGATCAGTCGCCGTCGTGGAGGAAGATGGCGGCCAGAATCTCAAGGGGTCGGCCCGTTTGGGGCATCCGGCGGCGCTGGAGCCTGTGGCCCTGGCGTCGTTGTGGGACCGGATCGCCGAGCGGGAAGGGGCGCTCTCCCACAACGGCGCCCACCCCAGTGAGCCGGTCCCCGACGCGCTGCGGCGAGCAATCCCTGTGCAGGCGGGGCAGGAGTAACAGATGGCACTGACCGGACGCTATAGCGCGTCTCCCCAGACGGTCGGGGAGAACAATGAAGTCGAGTTGCTGACCGATGCTCAGGGGCGGATCGTAACGACCATCGCGGCGGGAAGCGCGGTGCTCGGCAGCGTCAGCATCAGCCAGACAACTCCCGGCACCACGGATAGCGTGACCGTGGCGACCGCGCAGGGTGCCGGGGCGACCATTGGCACGACTGCCGATGCCGTGGTTGCTGCCGGGGCTGTCGGAACCCTCTCCGCCAAGCTGCGGCGGGTGACGCAGGCGCTGGATGACCTTCGGACGGAGGAGGGTCAGAAGACGACGTACTCGGCGACTATTGTGGGGCTCGCGATCGCCGCGGCAGCGACCGACATTTTCACCATCATTGGGTCAGCGACCACGACGGTTCGAATTCGTCGAGTTGCGTTTAGTGGGCTAGCCACGGCGGCTAGCGCGACCCCGGTTGTGTTGATTAAGCGTTCGGTCGCGGACACCCTCGGCACGTCAACGGCCCCGGTGGCCGTACCGCATGATTCGACCAATGCCGCGGCGACGGCCGTTGTGAGGGCGTATACCGCTAACCCCACGCTCGGCACGACCATCGCGCCGATGCAGGCCCGGCGGATCACGTTGACGACAGCCGCTGGAGCTATCCCGAATGTGCCAACCGTCATAGAACTCGCCATTCGGGGGGAACAGGGTATCGTCCTGCGGGGAATTGCTGAGCAGTTGGCCCTCAACTTCAATGGGGCAACCGTGGCCGGGGCCGTGCTCGACATCGATGTGACCTGGACCGAGGAAGCCTAGGTGCCGACCAACATCCACCTGACCGATTCTGACTCGGACGTGGCCGGCTATTTGGCCGCGACCATCGGCAAGCGGTCGGACGTGCCTAGCCTGGTCAGGGCGGTGGTCAATACGGCGGCCGGTCCTTCAGCGGGCATTCAGTGGACGCGCACGGCCGCCGGCACGGCACTGGCATGGCTCACCCCGCCGCTCGACGGGGCGGACCTGACGGCCGCCGCCTGGGTGCTGCGCCTGTGGGCCAGCGAGTCCAACGCGGCGGCGAACGCGGCGATTCGGGTCCAGGTCTACCAGTGGGTCGTCGGCGAGGCCGGCACGGCGCTCCTGGACAACAACGCGGGGACCGAGCTGGGAACGACGTCTGCTGATGTGAACATCACGACCGGCGTTGCCACGGCCACGACGATGGCGGACGGGGACCGCCTGGTCATCAAGGTCTTGATTGACGATGCGGGGACGCTGGCCACCGGGTACACCGCGACGTTGGCGTACAACGGCGAGGCGCCCCGCGCGGAGGGCGATAGCTATCTGACCTGCCCGGACACTCTGGCCGTCACGGCCGCCGTCCCGACCGCTAGCCAGACAACGGTCCGCCGTAATCTCAAAGTCGCCTCGACCGCATCCGACTATACGGTCGAGCTGTCCAACGCTGAAATCAATCAGGCCGTCGGGCAAGCGCTCCGGACGTTCAGCCGGGACCGACCGCGGCTGGTGACCGGGGCTATCAGCGGCGACGGCAGCGCGACGGCGTTCCGCTTGCCCCGCCTGTGGGTCCAGGGATTCAGCGGCGTGCCGGAGGTGGAGTACCCCACCGGGAACACGCCGCGAACGGTCATCGAGTCGGAGGAATGGGAGATTCTGGACAGCGTGCTCGGGACGCAGCCGACCCGGCTCTTCTCATTCCGCAACGGGGCGCCGGCCTCGGGCACGGACAATATTCGGCTGCGGTATACGACCGTCCACCGGCACGACGATGAGCAGGACAGCATCCCGCCGAACGACCTCGACGCCTTCCTCTGGCTTGCTTCCAGTTACTGCGCGGCAACGCTGGCCGCCCGACAGGCCAACAGCAGCGATTCGACCATCGCCGCTGATAGCGTGAATTACCGGGATGGGGAGAGTCGGTGGAGGTCCGTGGCCAAATACTATCAGGGGCTCTACGACCAACATCTCGGGCGGGGGAAGGACGCGGTGGTTGCGCCGGCCGGGGCGGTCAGAGATTGGGACTCGGCGGCCATGTGGGGCGACAGGCTGACGCACAGCCGTCGGTATCGCTGATGGTCGCCTTGCAGGTCAGCATCGACCTACGCCAAGCGCGGGCGCTCATGGGTCGGCTCAGTCGGCCCGAACTGGGGCGCCGTGGCCGAGCGGCTATGCAGGAATCGTTGGAGGTTGTTCAGCGCGAGATTCAGGCGAACACGCCCGTCTACCACGGCGCGCTCCGCCAGGGTATCCACGTCGAGATTCACGGTACGACGTTGGATAGTTTGCGGGGGCAGGTGCTGCCGGCACGCCCGACTCTGACCTACGCGATGGTTGTCGAGGAG